CCTAAGTCACCTCCGCCACCTAAGTCACCTCCGCCACCTTCACCAGCCGGTTCGGCTGCTGCTTCGAGCGCCGCCATGAATTTCTTATCGTGGAACATTTCTCTTTGCATCCGGATAAATTCATCTTCGGAAAGTCCTAGGAGGTTTTCAGCAACCCATCGTCGAGAGAAGTATCCCTCAGTAGCTGCACCGGCAATATCAAACTTTGTGCTCCAATGTTCTAATTCTTGCATTTCTGCAATCTTGCTCGGGTTATTGAGAGACAATTTGAAACTTAAAAGATCATCATCGCGATATCCCATTGTATACAAGTGGATGATTCCTACTTTTTCAAGTTCTGCTACTACAACTCTTTGTAGTCTCTGAATTGTTCTGGCGAAGCGAATATCCTTTTGGGCCAAAGTTGTCTTATCCTCAGCCGCACCTTCACCCATTGCTAAATAAGATTGGGGTACTTTTAGAGCCGAGAAAAGTTTGTCGCGGAGATACTTTACGTCCTCGATTTGAGCCGTGAAAGTCCCACCAGCAAGGTTACTAATATCTGTTGAGGACTGTCCTCCTCGTATTGGAATGAAATAATCTTCTTCAATTGAAAGAGGATTGTACCGTAAATCAACGCGACCGGAAGCAGGGTCGGTAACTTGATGACGTTTCATTTGCGTCATTACTTTCTGCATATATTGTTCAACATCTTGTGGTGCGATGCCACCAACATCAATTTTAAAAACTCGACGTTCTGATGCTCTAACAATACGATAAGCCATCATGGCATCTTCTAGAAGGGTAAGTTGTCTCCAAATTCTTCTAGCGGGTTCTAGTGCACTAGTGCCGTATGGTGCATGTTTATCGTGCCCCAGTATTCTAAAATGCGCTATCTGCCAGTTTTCAAGAGTTAAACCTCCATTGTTCCATTGGTATTGAATATAATTTGGATTTGTAGGGTCTTCGCCCTCTAATCTTTCAATCTCGCCACAAGGTAATCCAATACAATTCCGTATTCCCAATCCTTCATCGATATCCAAATATAAAAATAAATCTCCGTATTTACACATCGTTCGAGCCCAGCCAAAAAGATTATGCTCAATATTCATTATATTATAATATAATGAATGGAGAATGTATTTGATTTCATCATTCGGGCACTTGATGTTTAATATAGGAGTGATCCCTGAGTGGGTTGTCATTTCGTCTGCATATATATCCAAAGCTGATGCGATCTCTGGTGTGTACTCCATTTGGTCAAAATCAATATATCTCTCTGCACGATTCCTGTTGGATATCATATTCAGAGTTGTGATGTTCATCGGGTTGTATTCTGTCTTTTTGAATTGTTGACCACTAGCAGACCTGAATCTTTTAGCGTACATATCCAAATGTCTTCTTCTCAACTCCCTTCCGGATTGAGTTCTTCGTTGTACAATCGGACCAGAAAAAAGCCTAGTTAAAGCTTTAAATAATTGAGACTGATTGTTGTTTGGGTTTCTATCGTTGCGAGCCATATTTTATCCTTTATAAATCCAGAGAAATTCTTTTGTTTTCTTTATTTCTTCTTCGTATTTTTCATTAAACGTTTTAGAGTAGCCGTCCTGTCCTTTTATCTGAGTGTTCATAGTGGTTGTAGATTTTTTTATTCCGTCCAACATTGCCCTTTTGTACTCCATTTCTCTTTTGTTCTCTTCCAGTGCTGTGTCCCTGACCCAACAGGTAATAGCAAGAGCCATGACCAAATCGTCATTGTAGGAACGCATAGCTTGTGGTTTACCATTATACCAAATGAACGTTTTCATTTCGTGAAATAAACGATTAGAATGCAATGTAATTAGTTTGTTTCTAACATACTCCTCTAATTTCGCCACGATTAGCGGTCTTGTTTTGGTAGAAGTAGTAAACCCGGGTACCGATCGATCGTTACCTTCTGCTAGGTGGGCCTCGACATATTCGTGAGTCGACTTGATAGAATAATATAGTTTTGGATATTCCAAAGAAATCAATTTTTCCAAAACAGAGATACCAATTCCATTATTTTCTACGACCAAAAGACAAAATCCGTATTCCTTGCCGGCATCATATAGTACGTTCGAATACAGATCTAAATTGGGTTTACCTTGATATTCGGCAACTACTGCCATTGTATCCAGTCTCAAAACGTGAAATACAGAAAAATCTGTTCCGTCTCCTCGCGCAACATCAGCAACCAATACGTATGAACATCCTTCGATATACTTTTCCCAAATCCAAAAATTACGATCGTATCCTGTTTTGTATAGAGGTTCCTTTAAATTTTCAAATAACCATTGCATATCATCCGGATGTATGACGGTATCTCCCGATGTATTGAAATTACATTCCAACTCTTGTGCAATTTGCCTCCGGGACATATTTTTAGTTTCTTTTGTGAACCATTGCTGATCACGTTCTGGATGTACATCCCATGGCAGAATTATTGGATGAAAATCATTATCAGATGTTTCTGCATCAACGTATGTCTTGTGGAACCAATTTCCTACCCCATTAGGGGTCGATAAAGCTATGCAGCGCCCTCCTGTTGACAAAGTAGGGTAAAGACCCGTCCACAACTCGTCAAGGCCTTCTACGTGTGCTGCCTCGTCTATAACGAGCAGTGATAATGCCTCCGAACGACCCGCATCGCCAGAAGTGGTTCCGGCTTTAATCTGTGAGCCGTTTGATAATTCGAATGAAGTTTTATTATCCGTGACGATCTTGGCAATTTTGATCCAATCAGGAAGCTGCTTCATAATTGATTTTACCTTCTTCACCAAGTTTGCTGCCGTGCCAAATTTGGTTGCGATAACAAGAATGTTTTTGTCTCGGTGAAAAAGCATAAACCAGACAATGTATCCCGCTGAGATTGTGGAGATACCAAGTTGTCTGGCTTTTAATATAATATTGAATCGATAATCATTGAAATCTTTGAGGAGATCTTTCTGATAGTCGAAGGTTTTGAAAGGAATGAGTCCTTTGAGTGGATGTGAAATACGACAATAATTATCGATGAAGAATTGTGGATCCTTCCCGCACTTCACAATCTCCTTAACAATTTCTTGTTTTGAGAGTTTAAATCCCATCTATCCTCTGGTTTTGCGTTTTCTTTGTGAGCGCTTAGACTCTGACATGTATGATTTTTCACGTTGAGTAATGTGCTCCTGCACAGAACGCAGTGCTCTTTCTATATGTGGAGCATAATGCTTTTTGGAAATATCTGATCGACTTGGCCCCTCACCAGTATCTTGACTAGGACCGGAAATAATATATAAAACTTCTGACAACTGCTGGGCGAGAATGGGCAATTGCGAGTTTGCTTGTTCTGGGTTAGATTGGAATTTGCCTTTTAGTGATTTTATTTCTTCTCTGATGTTCTCTCTATAATATTTGAGATAACGTTGTAACTCTTCAAAATTGTCGACTTGCATCATACCTACGCCATCTTCATCTGATCCATGGCGTGTTTGGTCAACTAGATCATCAATTTGCATAACCATTTCATTGATTTTTGTACCCTCTGGCCATCCTCGTTTTGAGAAAAACCCCATAGTCCACTTTGTTAGTTCTTGTGGCTTGGTGTGCATTAAATCTTGCAAACCAGCTTGGGTGCCTATAAGCTCTGTATACAATTCATCATATGAAGGTGCGCTGCGTGGTCTTCCTAAATTGTACATACCTTTTTTTGCACTACGGGCTATATCGTCCAAAAAGCCTTCATTATGAAGTTTTTCTAATTCTTCTAGAATTATTACTTTGAGTTGTTCTTCTGTTATCTTCATTTTCCATTGTTTCCTTTTTTGCGCGTGTCATTTTTGGGACGCTTAGTTGAATGTTGTTCTAGAAATTTTCGAGTAATTTCTCTATTTTTGTCGACCATTGGATCAGAATTCGTAACCTTGTCTAGGCCAGAGATGGTGTAGTGCTGGTACGCCTGTACAAATGTGCGAACCCTAGAAGTGCTTTGTACTAGTACGCGAGGTTCACCTTTCTTCTTAAGGGTGATTCCTTTTCCGGTTACGGCTTTATACTCTCTTTGTAGAAACTTTTTTACTTCGTTGAGCATTCTTTCAATATCTTGTTCGTATTTGGGATCATGGACATCTTTAAGGCGCGTGTCGCTTTGATAATTAATGCATATGGAATCCCCATAGAACTTAACTGAAAAACCATCTGTTACTCTCTGATCCATGATGGGACAACCTTCTTCACGATTCAGGCCAACTTTTCTAATTTGACCGTCCAAAGCAAAGCGTTCGTCGTGCGCTCCATCATAAGCGTTTGCGGCTGCTTGTGCTAGCCCTTGAATAATTTCCAACGTATTTGAACTCATTTATTTGGTCTCCAACCTTTTTTCCATCTGTCCTCTCTGCCCTCGATGTGTTGTATGTAACAATTCCAACAGCAGCCAAATTTTGTCATATAGACATCGTCTTTGGATTTGAACGAATATGTTTTACATGTCGAACAAGAACGAACAGACTCTTCTTTAAGTAGTTTCTTGGGGATAAAAACACCATCAACCTCTTCTTTGTCATGGTCTTCTTCCTTTATATCATTATAATACACTTCTTTGAGTTCGTCAAGGTATTTTTTTTCTTTTTCATCATCCCATTGAGATTTGGGATTCACAACGGTTTCTTTACCGTATTTTTTTGCAATTGCCTGCTCTACTTTTATGGCGTAGTTTGGATCCTCTTTTTTCATCGAACCTCCACATCATCGCGCGATATAACATAACTACTGTCTTCATCAGATCCACCGAGAGCCAGAACTTCCGAACTCCAACCGGGTGGCAAGTTATCCAAATTTACATTGTCAAACGCATCATAATAAACAACCCAGTTGCCATTACTATCTCGGTCTAGTTCTAAGTCAATCGGTTGTGACCTTAGCCAAGCTATTAATTCTGGTGGTTCTTCATCAGCGGCAGACATTGTTGTTCCTTGGTTACTATGATACCCTGCTGCGGTGTCAATCCTTATTTCCCTTAGTTCTTCCAAGATCATTTGTTTTAATTGTTCTTTAGTTATTCGCATTGATTTCCCTCACAGAATAATATACTCCCAGA